TCCGGGGGCTCTCCCCCGCTAATGCGTCAGTCTGTACTCGGTTGTACTCCGCATCAGCGGGGGATCGTCCTCAGTTTCAGCTAAAGCGCTTTTCGCTTACAGTCTCAGGGTGGCTTTACTTGCGGAAGCAACGGGATGAGTTGGGAGGGGCCGGGGGGGAATTGTGGCTCACGGAGTGTCAAGCATGCAATTCCCCCCCGAAGTCCCTCTCGACGGTCCTTCAGTCTGTGGCTACCTGGGGCGTTAGAGGAGTATAATAGTCCTGTGTAGAACTTAGGGGCTTGGAGGTGGTCACTGTGGCGAGAACAGCGATACCGGGGCATCAGCTGAAGGTTTTAATACCTGAGAGAGTGCATGAGCGTTTAGCGGCGGCAGCTTCCTACACGTCGCTGAGTATGGCCGATTTGCTCCGGCAAGGCGCGGTGCTCATCTGTAATCAGGTAGAGGCGGACCTGCGGGCAGAGAGAGCGTCCGAAGAGGCGGGTCAGATTGTGCTTCCGTGTCGGCGGACTGCATAGAGGAGTTCCAGCCGTGGCGATCGCCACGGCTGGCAATTTGTGGGACCTTACACGGAGGTCGGCACGTAATGAGTATACCACGTAGTGCAAGCGGGCAGAGTAACGGCGGCGAGAGGATAGATAGTAGTGCATTCCTAACGGCTCCGAAGCCTTCACCCCCCCCCACTAACAGGGGGGTGCAAACACCAGAAGGGGATACGTTAAAGAAGTCTGGTGCAATCGTAGATTGGCTGTCATTCACCCTGCCGAGTGACGTGCCCCATGAGTTTCTAGAGGAGTGGCTCCAGCCGGGTTTCGTGCCTTGCGAAAAGGGCTTCTTCGGCTATACGAAGTCCTGGCGTCGTGGTGGCATCGTCATCGCTCGGGAGGGTAATCCTGGCGTGCATGTCTCTATCACTGGGCAGGGTTGCCGGGAACTGGAGCGGCTCGGGGTAGTCGATAGTTGGCTCGTGTTTTGCGCTGACGTGTTGAAAGAGGGTGGCTCGGTTACTCGCTTCGACGGCGCTATAGACGACTACGAGGGACGTTTAGAGTTGGAGATCGTCATGGAAGCTGCGAAGAGTGGGACGCTCTGCAGTCGGTATCGTGCTCCGGTTGCTGTGCAGGAGAATCACGACATCGAGACGGGCGAGGTTGTCGGCCGCTCACTGACGTTTGGTTCGAAGGCATCGGATAGTAAAGTGCGGATGTATGACAAGCGGTTGGAGCGGATGGCGCATGGTGAGCCTGACCCCGGTCCGTGGAACAGGTGCGAGGTGCAGCTCCGTCGGGGCCGTGCTCACAAGATGGTGGAGTATGTGGCCGGGTTGCTCAACCGGGCTAGCTCCAGGTGCGAGACCTACGGGGAGCTGTTGTCGGGCGTCATCTACGGGCTCATAGACGTGAAACATCGAGGTGCTGAGCTCCAGCGTTACAAGTGGGCAACCGTGGAGATGTGGGGGTCGTTTTTATGCTGGGTCGAAAAGCAGCGTCTCACCATTCCGCCGCCTATTAAGAGCGTCGATAAGGCTTATAAGTGGCTTAACAGGACTGCTTCAGGTGCTCTTGGTCTCTGCTTCATGGCTAGGGAGTGTCAGACGGAGTGGGTTGAAGAGTTGGTTCTGACGGGCGTAGACCGTGCCATGAAGAATCCGTTGTACGTTGCGGCGCTGAGACTCTATGAGGCGGAAGGGAAGAAGCTCGGCGATGCGCTCGGGCGTCTGGGCCTGGCGGGTGGGGGCGGCGCTACCCTTGTTTGAGCAGTTCTAAACATTATTTGCACGAATTGTTAAACAGGCGTAGAATAAGGAAGTAAGCGGGCCTCGTCGGTCGCTGAATTGAATCACTGACGCTTTGATTAGCGGGACTGCCTGGAGTCACTAGCTCCAGACAATCCCTGACCCGCAGAAGAGGACTATCTCTTGGGCAGGCTACGTTCTATCATACATAACGCCTCGGTCGCTGAGCAAAATTACTTGCTCGGTGTCGGGGCGTTTTTGCGTCTCACCCTGTCCTGTCGGTGGATAGTCACGCCGGCATGATGCTCGCCTCGTGCGTATACCCTGCGCGGGGGCCTATAGCTTAGGAGGGTGTCTGATGCGTGTATTGGTGCTTGCGGTAAGTCGCTATGATTTCGTTAGTGAGAAAGATGGCAAACGGATTACAGGCGGCAAGGTGACTTATATCACTGACCGGTCGGTGTTGGATGAGAATCGGCGTGGGTGTGAGCCGATGACCGTTTCAGTTCCCGGTGAAGTGGTGTCCCGCTGTCAGTCCGTCCCGGGCGTCTACGAAGCGGAGTTCGAGCAGCGTCCAGGGAAGGACAACAAACCTCAACTCGTGTGCTCTGACTTGCAGTGCCTGCAGGGTCTCGATGTTGGCAGGTTGATTGCGGCCGCTGCGGTTCCTCCGGTAGTTAAATCCGCATGAAGCGCTTCCCTGTGACCGTGGAGCTTCTCGGTGAGTCCGTGGAGTATCTGGACGTTGTGGCGGATAGGCTTGCTATGAGTCGGGTGGGGTTTCTGCGTTATCTGGTCCATTCACTGGAGCGGGGGAATCTTCGCCACGTGGTTTGCTCGGTCGATGGCGTGCTGCAGGATTCGGTTGCTGAGCTTGAGGCTCGACGGATTGGCTGCGGGCAGGGTTCTGGGCGGACGCGTCGTCAAGTGGAGCTCCTGGCGGATATGGCTAATGTCGTGTCGTTCCGTCGTCCACCGGTGCGACCATGACCGCTACGCAGGGTGATACTCTCATAGCTGCGGTTAATACTTTGCAGGCGTCCGTCTCCTCGCTGGCGTCTCAGGTTTCCAGCCTGGGCGCTGTTGAAGCGGCGTGGTTCCTGGGATTCGCTATGCTTCTCGCAGCGGTTCTGTTCTGCGTGGCTGCAAGGATACCCAGATGAGTCTCGCTGGTTATCTCGCCTCGCTGGTCCTTGGTGGCGCCGGGACAGCTTGGGCGGTGCGTCTCGTTATAGGCTGGCTTCATTTCGCTGTGAGGTCTGCCTGATGAATCTACTTCCGGCTGCGGGTTCTTTGCCTGCTGTTGGTGACTGGTTCGGTCTGGTCCTGGACTGTGTGTTCTGGGGGCTGACCGTGGGCTGGGCATTAAGCCTCGTCCGTTCTGGCCTTGGGCCAAAGGGTAGCAATAATGATTGATCGGTATGTGGTGCGTCTTCGTGTGGTTCTTCTGTCTCTCGTTGTGGCCATCCTGGCCGCTGTTCCTGCCTTTGCTCAGACTACGGGCGGATTCGATCCTGGAGCTTCGGTGGGCACCGCTTTGACCACTCTCGGGACGTCGCTTGGAGCGATTGGGGCGGCTATCGTGGCCTTCGTGGTTATCGCAGTGGGCATCCGGTTCGGGGTTCGCTGGCTTAAGAAAGCGGCTGCGTCCGCTTAATGGTTCGGGGTCACTGCGCGGTTGTGCAGTGGCCCTTCTTTTTCCTGGGGGTGCGTCGTGCAGATTGTATCGGTGCTCATTCATATCGTCGGTGGGCCGCTTTGTTCGTTTGCTGTGTGCCTGATGTGTTTGTGCGTAGGGCTGGCGGTCGGTCGGTATGGTGCTTCCGGCGTCGCTCTGTGGCTCCCTGGTGTGGTCTTGTTGGTGCTCGGTCTTATAGGTGTCTGGGTTGGTTCGGCGTCCCTGGTTGTGGCTGGCGTCTTGGCGGCTGCGGTCGGTCTTCGTCTGGGTCTGTGGTTGGCGTCCTGGGGGGGTCAATTGTGACCACTATTGCTTCCTATGGGGCGTATGTCCTCACGTCTCTTGGCTCTCTTACCACGGAGTTGACTTCGTTCGCCGCTCCGTTTCTTCTGTTCGCCTCGGCTCTCTGTGGCATCACTCTCGCGATTAGGTATATTCGCCGGGTGGGTTCCTCAGGATGAGAGTCACATTGTGGGGCGGTGTGGGCTTCGTCCTGGCCGTTTGGCTTCTTGGCAGTTGGGCGGTCCTTCATTGTATAGGTGCTCGTCTTGGCGCTGGTGAGTCTGCGTATGAGGCTGTTGTTTCCGTCGCTATCCTCTGGGCGAACCTTGCGGCTTATCTGACCGTTGGTTGGGTGTGGTCCTGGGTATTCGGTAGATTGCTGGGGTGGCTACGTGTGGCGTAAGCTCGTAGCGGTCTTGGCGGTCTGTTTATGTGCAGTGTCCCCAGCTGCGGCCACGTGTTCAGCGTCGTTTATAAATGCGGCGTCGAGCGTTGGTATCGTGGGTTGGCCGTTCGTGGCGTTCTGTGCTGCGACACAGAGTAGCGGAGCCATGTCTGGACCAGGGCTAGTCAGTTACGTCGTCTGTACCGGCAGCAGCACTATGAACGTCTACGCTACGTACAACGATAACGTCATTGGCTATCAGCTGTGGGTAAACGGCGTCCTGCAGAACTCTAATGCGTCGGAGGGGGTTGGGGAGTACAGGACTGATAGTATCGTTGTCGGTTACGACCCTGGCGGGGGCATGGTCTACAGTACGCCGGTGCAACAGTGTAACGGTGGGAGTGATGCGGCTCCGACGTATAACCTCACGTACTATCAGGATCAGGTTACGGGGGTTTATCACTATAGCGCTAATGTTACGTCTAACAGCGGTGCTATAACCTACGTGGGAATCAATGCGGTCACGAACAATAACGGGGCGCGCTCAGCGACGACGATCGTTGGCGGGCCTGTGGGCGGTGGTGGTCAGACGAATATTACGTTAACGGGTACGGGTGGGGTTGCGGCTGCTCCTGGCGGTGTTGGTATAGAAGTGCAGATTATCACGAATAACGGAGATCAGTTCGTGATTGGGGGTGGTGCGGTGCCTGGGGCTTCCTGGGGCGGTCCACCGGTCGCCGGTGGCTCGACGACGGGCGGGTCTTCGGGTGGCTCAACGACGGGCGGGTCTTCGGGTGGCTCAACGACGGCGGGCGGTGGCATTGCTATCGGCACTCCTCAGACTCAGTCTGATCCGACGTCCGATCCTAACGCTCCGTCCTGGTGGTCTTGGCTTTGGACTGCTATAAAGTGGTCGTTGGTCCCCAGTCAAGCGGGTATGCAGAATTTCTCTAATTCCGTGGTCGCTTTGGGGCAGGCGGGGCCGCTCGGTATCGGTACAGCAATAAAGGCCAGCGAAGCGAGTTGCGGGGCCTCCGATGGCGTTTCTTCGCTCATGCCCGACTCAATGTCGGTTACGGTGGCGGGTGTCGGTGCGGTCACTGTAGACACTCCTTGGAAGGGCTGGGGTGCCGGTCACGGTCCTACTACGGGCGGCTCGACGACCATTCGGACGATGTTGAAGTTCTTGCTGTGGCTGTCGGTGGCTCTCGTCTTGCTGAAGTGGCTGCGTGGAAGGCTACAAGTCTAATGGTAATCGACTTGCTCCTCAGCGTTTTGGCGCTGGTTATCAATGGGCTGGCGTCGGCGCTGGCTGCGTTGGGTTCGCTGGTGGATACCGGGCTTTTTCACGACGGGTTCTGCTGGCTGATGGGTTTCGACGGGTGGCTGCCGGTTACGGATACGCTGACTGTCGTTGGGCTGTGGGTTTCGTGGGCGTCCGCTGCGTGGCTGATAAAGATGAGTATTAAGGTCATCGATTGGATTCGGGGGTAGCCATGTGGTTTTTGGCGGCGTTTGACGCGGTGTTCTGGTCTTGCTGTGGCTTTGTGCTCGTAGTGCTTATTGTGCTTGGTATAGCTGCCGGGCCTGGTGGTGCGAAGTGATAGAAGGTTACTTCGGGCGACCAGGCGCTGGGAAGACCTATAGCGTCGTTGAGCGGTGCCTGCGTCTCCGTGGTAAGGTGCGACTCTATAGCAATATGGAAGGCTGCTCTGAGTGGATGGAGTATATAGAGACGCCTGCGGATGTTAAGAAGGTGAAGGATGGTCTGCTGGTTCTTGACGAGTTGCCGATGTGGTATGCGTCTCGGAGCTACCGTGAGAATCCGGCGGATGAGCTTAAGGTCTTCGCTCAGTCTCGGAAAAGGGCCGTCCATATGCTTTACACCGCGCAGAATCCGCAGCAAGTTGACGCCAGCATTCGACGTCTCACGTCGTGCGCGTACGACAATCGGCGCTATGGTCCGTTCGTCGTCTGCACGGTGGTCGATCCTCAGAGTGGTGAACGGTTTGGCTTCCGAGTGCTCAAAGTGCAAGCGAAGGTGTTCTCGGCTTACGACACTTTCGAGTTAATCCAGACTCGGGGTGAGCTGGGGCAGGCTGCGGAGGTCGTTCCGTTGGAGATCCAGCGCGCTCGGTCGCTGGTGGCCCGTGGGTGCTTCACAGAAAGCGAGGTCTGCGGGCGTGTCCAGTGGTCTCCTGCGACGCTCGAGAATGTCCTGGCGGGTCATCGTGTCCTTGAGTACTGGGAGGGTGAGTGGCGGGATGTCGATACGAGTAAGTTGATATGGCAGGCGGCGCCCGCTGCGGTCCCGGCGGAGCCGGGACCGCAGCGGCGCCGACCCAGGGCCGTTTAGTGTCTGTCTTCGTCGCCTTCGTGTCTGCCTGTCTCGTGGCTGTGTGGTTCTGGCGTGCAACTCGTCCGCAGAAAGTGCCGGTCCTCGCCTTCCAGCCTCTCTCTTCTTGGTCGCTTCCGACGCCCACCGTGCACCGATGGCAGGACACTGACGGGGATGATGAGGAGATGCCAGAGTGAGCTTTTCAGGCGTGGGTTGGTGGTTCGTGGTTCGGAATGCTGCGCGGTTGTTATGGCCCTGGGGCGAGGATTTCTTGGGGGGG